TGTATTGCACTAGAACGGTAACGCTGCGCGCGATTCTGTTGCCCTGGTCATCAAACTGAACCAAGCCTCTTGCAAAGGCCACATCAACCGACAGTTCGTCAACGTTTGCTTTTGCCGTTCTTACTATTTGCCCGCCTACATTCGTAATTATCACGCCGATGGAGTCTTGCCGCACGGCAGATGGGAAAAGAGTCAACGGTGTATCAGTTGACCATCCCTCACGTGTTTCTACCTCAACATTAGAATATGATGAAAGAGGCGTGTCGCCGATCTTGATGTTCTCGATCTTCAACGGCCCATACCCCCACACAAACAACATGCGCAGGTATTCGTCCGAGCCGATTAGCTCAGTATAGGAGCTCGCACCCAGAGGCGGATATACTTTATGCGTTCCGAGGGCTACAGGTATCGGCCCCCACGGATTGGCTTGATTGGAGTTTGCCCCTATTGAATAAGTAGGGGAATCGTTATAACTTTGCCGTGCCGCCAGTGAATTAGAATATTTTATTGGCGCGATGGCATTGACGAGTAGCGATCCGGCGGTCATCGCCGACATTGACACGCCCGCCTGCACCGCCGCTATGCCAGCTTTAGAAGTAACCCCCAATTGCGCCGCTAACGCGCCGCCATATACATTTCCTATAACAGTTGCCGCCACAACTACGACAATGGTCAGAATCGTCCGCAGTGGATTTTTTCCACCACCGCCGCCATGCAGAGGAGCATAAACAAGAATATGAGATGCAACATCGGGGATAAGTTCCCATTCTTCGCGGGGAACGGGAAGCCCATCAATTTCAACGAGATAGGCATCAGACCACGCAGACTGATCCATTCGCTCCACGATCTGCCGAATTGTCATCCCATGCTCAACCTGCATGACCTTCGGCGCATGGAAAGCCAGTGGGCTAACTATGATTTGTCGATTATCCACCTGTAGAATCCCTCAACTCTTTGTTTCCATTGTAGTCCGGTAAATTCCTCTACTGTCGAATCTGTTCCATCCATGATATGCAGCATCCGCCGTCGGTCAATGACAAGCCCTGCATGGCAAACAAGACCGTCAATGCGAAGCAGTATAACATCATATGGTATAGGCGTCTGTACTTGCCGCCATTTTAATCGTTCCTCTTTCATTGTCCTGGCCACCCGCCTGAGCGAAGCCAGCGAATCATCAACAAAGATTTCCGCATAATCCGGCAAATCAATTCCAAGTTGCTCGCGGTAAACCATTACGATTAATTTCCAGCAATCGCAACCCTCTCTATCATTGCCGTTTTTTAAAAATGGAATTCCGATGTAATTTTTAATGTTCATGAAAACAATCCCGTAAAATAAGAAGGTGTGAAGGATCCAGCCGGATAAGGCTCGGACTCCAGCGTCTCTAATTTCAATGTTCCTGTGATAGTGGTCGCATTATACTGTATATTCACCAATTTAAACTCTGGCCAACTTGCGTCCACAGTATCAAGTGCATTGTCCATAACAAGATCAAGTTGACATGTTACCGGCGTGTAAACACTTCTGATCGTCTCCATGTATGCGCGGTGAATATTATCTATCTCAAGTTGCATCTCCCCCGGGCCTTCATCTGTTTCGTCGGGCAATTTAATCCTCACCGGAAGGAAAAAATATGTTTTCCCATTTGATATTGTGCCATAAACTTTTTCTGTATCAGTTGTAAATTCTGTCAGTTCCTGCGTTGGGTCGGTGCTTATTCTGATATCATCGGCAAGGTCTGGGTGTGAAAGTGTTATTAAAGCGATAGGAACGCGGCCCGTTTCCTGCGCAAAGGCGGCCTGACGAAAATTTAACGAAGTAGTAGTCATATATCCTCCTAAGGCAATATCTCCAGAGATAAGCTTACTTCATACACTTCCGGTTCAACTGCCGTCCATGATGGAGACTCGGTAAATCTCATCTCGCATGCGGCTGTATGCGCCGGCGGTTTTGTCCATGAAAAACGGAGAGAGCCTCCGAGCAGGGTATCTACAAAGAAAGTTCTCAGATACCCCAATTGCGTCTCTGTAAGAAGCATCGTCCCTGATACAGGCTCGACGCCTGCGGTGAATCTGCGCCGCACTTTTGCTGGCCCCGCGTCCATCTCGGATTTAATTGTCGTCTCCGCAAAGGACTGGCTGTATCCATTAACAAACAACTGTTGAGGTAATGTTGTCGGCCAACTTGGTACGCTCATTTTTTACCTCCCCGTTAACTGCGTTCGCGCACCGTAATTGGCACGCATCGCCTTATTTGATTGCGAGCCGAACTGACCGAGCTTTTTTGCAACCGCCTGATCGATGTAAACGTCGATAGCTTTTCCGCCGTCCGCTGTGGCACGTTCCTGCGTTTTGACATCGGCTCCCACATTGTTATAGATGTTCACCTCCGTCCCTCCGCCGTAGGCTTTCACGCCTAAGTCCCCGCCAATTCTCGTCAGAGGCATTACCGCCTCCGGCCCTGCCTCGCCCATAAGCCCGGCTCCCCTGGCCATAGGGAAGACAGTCGGTCTGTCCACGATCCCGCCACGGGCAAAAGGAATAACGTTGCCGCCTTGAAAGACGTTGCCTTTGGCGACCCAGACAGCCGGCCCAGTAGTGGCAGGGATGCTCGCAGCGCCGCCGAAGAGAGAGCCGAGGCCGCTGGAGATTGCCCCGAATAGCGGACTGGTAATGTTCTGATAGATCATCATTCTCAGGAGGTCATCAATCATCGAGTCGATCATGTCACTGAATGACTTTTCCCCTGTCCGGGCAAATTTTACTATTGCATCGGCGCTATCTCGCCCCCATCCCTCGATTGCGGCTTTGAGTTCTTTAATATTTTTGTTTTCCTTCTCGGCGCTCTTATCAAGTATTTTCGCCTTCTCTGCGGCATACCATTCATCCAGTTTTGCTTTGTCGTCTATATAAGCTGCATACTCGTCATATGATGCTTGCAGTTGCTGTAATTCATATTCTGTCGTAGATAGCGTTGCTCGTTTATGAGCCTCGGAGAATTCGGCCTGTTTTTTTTCTTTCTCCTTTTCGTATTCTTCATGCATCTTCATCTGGAGCTTGAGCGCTTCCTCTTCCTCTTCAGCCTCAGTTTTTTTGGCTTCGATGGCCGCTTTACCGGCCTCGATTTCTTTTACCAGTTCTGCAATCCGTTCTTTGTGCGCCTGGGATAGATCGGCATACTTACCATTTTCAAGTTCCCAAAGAACTTTTTCAACTTCAGTTTTGGCGCCCAGCAATGCCAGCTCGCGCTCAAGGTCTTTGATGGCAGCCTGCCCGCGCTCGATAGTGGCATCGCGCTTTGACACCCCGCCGCCTAAACCGCCGCCTTCAGTTTTATTCGTTGCCATAACGGGAACATTGGGAGCGGTCGGAACCTTAGGGGCTGCCGGCTTGCCTTTCGCCTGCGATTCATTGTAATCATCGATTTGCTTTTGTAGCTTGGAAACTTCTTCCCTTGCGCTTTTGATACCACGGATTTTGTCGAGGAAGTCTGTTGATATTCCGACTTTGCCCAGCAATTTATCGGCAAACGCAACCGCTTTATACCCATCCTCCAGTTCCTTTAGTTTCTCCTTTGCGCTGTCGAGATTCTTTTCTAGTCTGGTTATGTCATCCCCGGCTACGCCGTAAACCAGCGATGCCAATTCCTCGCCGAGCCATTTCGTAAACCCCACGGTCTTTGATATAGCCGTCAACACCTTCGTGAATGCGGTAACCATCGCATTGGCCAGGGTTTGAGCGTTTTTAATCGTCTCAGGATTTTGTAGGAATTGTATCAATTCCTCAATGGCCTGCGTCGTTCCTTTCACGCCTCCGCCGCCTGAATCGCCTTCTAAAAGATCGTCAAAGGCATTTTTTAGTGCGGTAAGCGCCCCGCCAAGTGTGTTCCGTGCAGCCTCCGCGCTTCCGCCGAACTGGGTTTCAAGCTCGGCAAGGATCACCTTTTGGGCCCCGGCAATATCATTGACCGCCATCAACTCCTTGACAGTCGCCTTCTGTGCTTCGGAAAATTGAATACCAGACCGGGAAAGCGCGGTCATGCCGAGGACGGGGTCGTTTAGAGCCTTGCCGACTTGCAGTGCCGCTGTTTTCAGGTCTGTTTTAAGCGCTGTCGCAACGTTTAACACTGCCATCTGAGCGCGGGTGAACTCATCGCCGCCTATCCGTGTAAATTTCAGGAGAAGAGATTGCATCGAGATGATGGCTTCATCGCCGTAAGTGGTGATCTTCTGGAGTTCCGCCGCATACCCAGTCAGGTTTTGGGCAAGTTCAGGCGTATAGCGGCCCGTGGATTTCAGTGTCGCCTCAAGCTGAGCAACGGTCTGTTGCGCCTCTGACGCCGCGATTATAACGGCTCTAAACGCAGCTCCGATTGCTAATGCCGAGACAAGAGTCTTGAGCTGGCCGGCAACGCCGCTGAATGACCGGCCGACTTTATCCATCGCCCGTTGCATGCCGGTTGCGTTTTCCTCCACGGCTTTTTTTGCCTTGCCCATGTCGGAGCGAAAACCCGCCCATCCGGCGCTTAACTCAGCCCTCACTGACCCAATGGGTGTCGCCATAATATCCCTCTATGTCTTGAGCTCTTTCTTTGGTTTTCTCATTCCGAGCGCCTTTTTCAAGTCAGCTTCCATATTCGGATTACCCGCCTTTGGTTTGCTGATCATCTCGTTTAGCTTCGGCATCTTCTTTGCCCTCGTCAATGCGGCTATCATCCACGCTTGAGTATTCCTGCCGTCGGTTAACGCGGCAATGGCTTTGCGGGTCAAGTATGGAGTGAGCTCCCAGAATTCAACGGGGCTTATCCCCGCTTGAACAGCCGCGCAATACGCCTGCACAACCCAGCCGCCGGGAGGAGGCTTTTTTTTTCTGTCTCTTTTGGGATGGCCTCATTCCCGAAGTACGCCTGTTTCACCGCCGCATCTACTGCTCGGATGAATGGAACCATCGGAGGGGATGCTTCTATGATTCTCTCCGATGTCCATTCGGGTTTATCTATTCCGATAGCGGCTACACGCGCCAAAGTTTCGTATTTGAAAAGGTTCGGCGAATCCCCGAATTCCTCTTCAACTTGCGCAAGCTGCCGCCAGGTAAACTTAATACCTACCTTTTCACCATTGATCTCTACCAGCTTCACTATACCACCGTTCCCCTGATCGTTATCGCCCCGGTTGCGTCGGCGTCAACCTCCCCGGAGATAGAGTAGTCGAGGACATACCCGTTTTGCAGTGTGATTGCCTCGTTGTCGGAGAAGGTGATCCTGAAAGCAAGATTTTCGGAATCATCTTCGTATGCCGTTTTGACTGCATCCAATCCTGTGTCCTCATTATCCCACAACAGGTTGAATGTCATGGAACCGCCGTCACGGATACCGCGCTTCCAGACTCTCTCCTTATCCTTAAGCGTAGTCCTGTCACGCTCCGAGGCTGTAGGGTTCATCGAGAAGTTGGTAATGGTTCCGACCTTTACCCATGTTGTTGGGGTTGCCGTCGCCGCCGTCCCCATTGCTGTGTAGCCCGTCGAGTTGTGATCAACGGCAAACGTATTGGCCGTGACAAACTTCACCACCCATGATTTGTTAAGAGCGGCAGCACCGGTGCCAGCCACTCCCGCGATTGTAACAATATCACCATTCTTGAGCCCATGAGTAGTCGCCCTAGTAAAGATTGTGGGATTTCCCGCCGCCGGTGTTAGCGCCGTTACAGCCACCCCGGTCGTCCCCCCGATTTCTAAAGTTGTTCCTGTTGCATCAAGTATTGCCATTTTACATTCCTCCTTAGTTATTCGGTGTATCTCACCGAGTAATCTTGTATTATGCGATGAGCGTTCACCGCCTCTTCATATCCGTCAATCTCCGCTTGTGACAGGCAGGAGAACTTAACGCCGTCTTCTATAATTAGTGTATCGCCCGCTTCTGTGATTCGCGTATCGCCCGCTTCTGTGATTCTATTAATTGCCGTCTCGTCCGTTGTATATTCCTTCCCATCAAGCGCTGCCCTGATAAGATTTGCCAGACCCTTTGCTGCCGAGTAAGTCTCCGCCCATGCTTCGATCTGGAAACGTGGCCTTACTGCACCGCTGGGGCCGCTTAAATGATGCACCCGGCTGCCTGTCACCCTCTGTATGACGATGAGCGGATAGGTAGGCGATTGCGGAATATAATTGTAATAACAGCGTGTTGTGACAGCCTTAACTCCGTTGTCTGCAATTATAATCGCTCTCAATGCAGATTCGATAATCATCGCATCAATCCCGCCCTCTGCTGTTTTGTCAAACTCCCTTTGGCCGCCTTATCAGCCAGTCTTTTCGCCGCCTTTTCAATTTCCTTTTTCATCTCATCCGTAAATATCTTCATGACGCCATCTTTCGTTGATTCCCATGCCTGCCTTAGGTAAGACCTTGCCTGAACTCGCCCTGTACTTTGCACTACCCGCACCACGTCTCCTATCGGGACTGCCTTCGCCTCCTTATGCTGCCGTTCATCAGTTCCCCATTCCAACAAATGGGCGTGTGGTGCCGACGAGCCGACATACATGACAATTTCATCTTTTCCTACTCGGCGTCCGTCCTTCTTCTGGCTGCGTTTCAATGCCGAGGTAATCTCAACACTGTCTCTTAGGTGCTCCGACATCGCATACCGTTTCGGCTTCGGGGCCCAGGGCAACGCTGATCTATACTGTTCGGCGGTAGGCATGAGCGAACGCTTTGCCGCGTTCCTCACGGCGGACTTTCGCATAGCAATGGTAGGCAGCTCGTCTAAAGCCGCCATTAACTCCTTCACGCCGAACAACTGGAATTTGAAAGCGTCTTTTGTGGTGCTCATTTATTCACCGTCTCGCATTTCAGGATAATATTCACAATCCTCAATCCGTCCGCCCAGCAACCAAAAGTTCAAGCCCCTCTTTACGGCCCAACTCCAGCACCGCCTGCACGTCGTATTCCCGTGAATCGCTGTCAATCAACATGTTCATCGGCCCGACATCCGAACGCCATCGAATCCGATACTTGCCGGACATGGAGGCAACAACCTGTTGTGCGTTCCATCGTTCATCGCCCCGCAGTTCCAGCCGTTCCGCCCATTCCTGATAACTACGAGTTACCGGTTTGACCTTGTTTGAGACGTTGCAGGCCGTCGCCAGCGTCGCCGTCCATACGTCGCCGATCTTACACCCGGCGTAGAAGTGATCTTTCTCAGTGGCGGTAATCTGATAAAGTTTTCCAATAGTCAGGGTGCCCGTGGCGATTTCGTCACCAGTCATGCACAAGGGAATCCAGGCCACGATTTCTTCCCCGAAGTCATCGGTAGTGGTCGATGCCTTATACAAGCTAATTATGCGATCCATACGGCCTGCACGCATTATTCAAACCTCGTCCAGATTCTATAGCTACGAAGTAAACTGTCAACGGCATCGGCTATCCTACTGACAGTCAAGCCAACCACGACCTCCCCGCGGTGCTCATATAGGTCTTCGATCCGCAACAGGATTGCCGATTTAATCCCTTTCGGCACGTCGTCAGCGTCGCCGTACCCGCAAACGAACTCAATCTTGATAGGCTTATCGCTGTAGAGCGTCCCGGACGGCCACGATTCATTCGGCTGTAACACAATCCTGCCGGGCTCGCTTATGGTATCCACATCCACCGCCGAGAGAGTGTTGACATAATCATTGTCGCCTTCCAG